GCCAGGCAGGTCGTGGTATTGCTTCGCCGGGATGCGGATGATGGCAAGGCAGGTTCCGCCGCTCTTTGGATTGAGCTTGACTGCCCCGGCTTTGTCTTTTGCCACGTTGACTAGCACTTGGCTTTCTGTTTGCAATGCGGCGCAATCAATCGCGGTTCCGGCGATGCTGATCGTTGCACCTGAGACGGAAAAGTCAGCAATTGGCTGTCCGGGTGATTGCAGAGTAATGTGTGCCATTATTTAGCTCCTTAGTAGGCTTGGTTGGTTGGGTAGTTCACGTTGGCTGGGTTGGCTGCAAACCGGCTGCGCCAATCGTTTGTTGGTTGCTCACCGACACTATTCAGACGCGACAGCTTCCAGCGCACAACAACGTCATCTGCGGCTGCAAACAAGGTCACGATGAAGTTGTTGGTGTTGCGCGTCGTCACTTTTAGATGGCGCTCATCGCACGGAGAGCCAACTGAGCTCAACACCTCGAACTCAATTGTGTAGTTTGTATCCGGCAGGATATTTCCCAATGCCACCGTCTTCGTAACTGGCGTGCCGACAGAATTTGGATAATCCAGTTCGGTTGCACACAGGCGCGACGACAATGTGCAGGCTGCCAGATCAGCGCCAGAGTCACTTGCGGGGATAGTGATGCTGTTGAGCGTTACTGTGCCGGATGGAGGTGTCGGATTGGCGATAGTGGTGATTTTGAGCGTTGGAATCTCGCTAACAAGCTGAAGATATGCATAGACGGTTGCACTGGCAGCTTCGCCGACCGGAACGCTAGATGCAGAATCTTGTGCTGGAACGTAGAATTTTCGACCCTCAAGGTAGCACACGCCGCCAGCAATTGAGAGCAGTCGGCTAGTTCCTTTTTTGGATACAACCGCGCCGGATACGATGCCGTGAGTTGTACAAAGTAAACTCGCCCTGCTGCTGGCTGATCTTATGCAAAGACTCAATTCCAGAATTGGCAAGCGCCGCTTGGTCTATGGCAAATTTGATTGCCGCTCCGACCATGTTTTGCATGTCAGGGTCAAGCCCGGCAACATCAGTCTGCAGCAGCAATAATTGCTCTTTCAGCCATAGCGTTCTGTTCGCCAAGTTTTTGTGTGGCGCATTATCTACACCGTTCGGCCCACCGGTAACTGGGTCTGTGGTTTCAAGCTGATAGACGCCAGCATCCCACGATGCTGATTCGGTTACATTAGCCATGCCAATCCTTTCGACTTCTTAAAGTTAATACAGCAGTTGCCACGTCCCGGCGAAGGAAAGGTCTGATTCTTTCATCAGCGCTCCACCACGCACTTTTCTTGCGTGCAGCAACCCAGATGCGGTAAGCAGGCCGAATTCATAGATCGCCTTGCCATTTGCCTCGCCGGTACCAAGTGAAAAATTAAATAAAACAGATGTGGCCGATGGGTATGAGTGAGAATCGATTGCCTTAACAAATGCGCTGGTGAGCGCAGTATTGCCAGGCGCAGCAACCGCATTGCTAGTCCCGAACCCAATTTGTGCAATCTGCAAGTTCGCGCCATCCCCGCCCAGCAGGCGGGTTACATTCGTCCGGCCTTGATCGACAATCAGATTGTCATCGACAAAATGCTCGATCAGCTTTCCTTTACGGTAAATATCTAGCGTGAAGATGCCGCGATGCGCTTGAGCTAAGTCAGAGATTTGCATTGTTGTGCCTATGTGTCTGCATGATGCAAAATCATGCCGTCACGACACAACGAACTACATGGTTTCTGTTGTTTGGCCGGAGTACGGGAATCCGTTACGCAGGAACTTACCATTATGGTAAGCATGTCTGGTGAGCGATAGGTTTAGGCCATCAAGGCCGATACTTCTCGCTCCACTTCTCAAGAACGTGCCGTTTCTAGGCGCTATTCCAAGATAGTCGAATTCTACCGACCAGCTATCTGCTAAGGCCAAATTAGCATTAAGAGTGGATGGGTCAACGTCATTGCCATAGAACGCAGTAGCGCTATTTGATATGCCATCAGGCTCATCTCGACGCACAGAGCCGTCAAAGTAAAACCCTGCTCTGTTGCGCATCCTCCGCTGGTTGACGGACAACCCACCTCGCAAAACGGTACCGTCGTGCCGGCTTCGCACCCCAAGATACTCGTCTGTCATTAACGCTTGGGTCAACTCAATAGTCGATGCATCAGAACTGGCGCGTGCAGTGTCTGAAATAGCGCCTGAGAGGGTGACTTGCCTTAGCTTTGTACCGGCATCGCGAAACTGTTCTACAGCCGCACGAATTCGCACAAGAAGTGCAGCTACACCCTCAGATGACAGCAAGTCAAATCCAGCTTCTACATCAAACTGCCCATAGAATTTAAGCGTATTAGCATTGCGATTAAATTTGCCGTCATAGCGAAATGTGCCGTGGCGATAGATATTCTGCGATACCGTTGTGCTTGCTGAATCAACGACTGTTGATCTAAATCCACCTGTGGCCGATTCGATTGCCATCTCAATGGCAATATTGTTGCCTTTAGGCCGAATGATACTTGCGATGATTCTGTTTGAATAAATTACGTCTGTCTCGCCAATCAGACGCTTGATGCCGTATTGATCGCCAAGATCATCTAGGTATTCGCCTGAACTTGTTGAAACCGACATTTGTTTGAGCATTTCAACAATGGCGGTCTTAGCCTCGGCCAACTCAATTGCAGCCGCGTCCAAGTATGCCCAGATCAGCGATGTGAAGGCATACAAGTGATCGCCATTGCTGTTGTCTTGGTTATTTACGCCATCCAGCAAAACCCTCGCGGATAATCCGGCTTGCGCCCCGCCAATGCTGAACTCAACGGTATAGCCAGCTTGTGCCGTCAAATATGACGCCAGCGAAGCTATCGTGCGCGTCGTTAAATCAACATTAAGTGCGCTGCCAGATCCGCCAGATACCGAGGTAGTCAATATCCCATCGGCAATCTTCCAAGACATCGCGCCGTCATAGCGCAAGCGGATTGCGAGGAATTGCTCAGGGTCGCTTGAAAATACCCGATGCAAATAACCAACAAGTTTTTTTGTGAGTAGCATATTAGGTTAGCGAAANGACGCCCGGCATAATCTTCTGACTGGAGAGCGCAGTCACATCGCCGGATGGAAGCGTCAATGTNATTTTGGTGACNCCAGAAACCTTCATCGCTGTTGCAATTATTTCAGATGGGCTGACAGCCACTCCTATGTCCACCCCGCGCAAATAGGCTTGGATTGCGTCCGATACGGCGGTTCGAGTTATTGCAGCATCTGAATAGCCGGACACAGTTACGACGGCAGTTACATTAACTAACANNTCCCCGGCGGCGATCACATTTACTACGACGCCAGCGGCCTTCCACCCAGGAACCGGCGTTCCATCAACTAAGCGGTATCCATCAATAATCTTTTGCGCCTCAGCAACCAAACTCCCCGATGTACCGCCACCTCCATTATGGATATAGCAAAGCGCCAACCCAATTGGCTGCAAAACATCAGTCAGGTAGGGCTCAACAATCTTGACGAAATGCACGTCCTCAATAATCAGCCCATTCACATCTTTCAGGCTGGCTTGCTTCGCGCCATAGGCNACAGCAGATGACGTTCCACGAGGAAGCGATGCTATGTATCCTTGGAACCTGACCTTTCTCTCTAGCTCAGTTTCTGCCTCTCGCCCATTGGTAAAGGCTACCGGGTTCGCCACCGAATCAATCCCGCTGATCGGAGACACCATTTCTGTCAGCGTATTGGCGAGTGCATTGGTAATACTACCTGCAACTTCGCAATACACCATCACATCAACATGTGTCTGTCCAGACAGCAATGTCGCATCAATCAAAGTCGCGTACTTGTATGTTCCAGATGGGGCACGTATTGCTGTGCCAGCCGGAATCAACACATTCGCCGGCGCAGCCGCCAAACAGGAAAATCGTGCCGCACCACTCCCAGCCTCCGCAGGTAGAGCGCCAAATCCGAATGAGTTATAGACAGATACCGGGATTGCTTCGCGCAGCCCAATAAACATTTGCTGGTACAGTTCATCGAGTTCCACAGCAGGGGCTTCAACCAATGTGCGAGCAACACTGCCAACATTGAAGTCGGTTATTTTTTCCTGCGTTGCACGCATGTAGTTAATCATGCCAGCAGCAATTGACGCAAAATCACGAATTTGAAACATGCTAGAAATACCCCCCGAACTGAATGCGGCGCTTGTCGATTGGAACGACATCAGCATCGACATATAATTGATCGCCCGTCGTCGTTGCGACGATCTTCGTAACATCGCTCACTCGCGGGTCGCTGCGCAATGCGGCTGACACATACGATGCAGCAAGCAGGTCAGCAACAGGCCCATTTATTCCGCCTATCAAGCGTCGAACATCACACCCGTACTGAGGGTGATAAAGCAGTTCCGACTTGTCAGTCATTACACGATGCCGCATGGCCTGCATCAGATTCTGGATACCAAAAGAAATATCGAAATCTCCGCTGTTGGCCGTTAATTTCCCATCGGTTAGCATTACATCCTGCTCAAATAGCAAGTTCGCCGACGAGCGTGCAGATACCACCGATGTCGCAGATGGCACCCATAGCACATCCCCGTACAGAGCAACCGTATCCGACGCCAGTAGATCATCACCGGTTACATACGGCGGCATCAAACCATTCAGATTCGCAATATCAACCCAGCGCGCAGCGTCGCCGAGTTCGCGGGCCGCCAAACGCTGAAGCGTATCCTCCCAAAG